CTTTGAATATATTCTTCTTCACTGCGGTAATACTGATGAGGACACTGCGGGATGTTTATTACTGGGTGACACGCAAGAAAACAACAACACGAAAAAAGACGGTTTTATAGGGAAGAGCACTACAGCTTATAAGCGTGTATACCCACCTATAGCGAAAGCGTTAGAAGATGGAGAGAGTGTAACCATAGTATATCGAGATTTTGCAGAAAGTCTTATATTGCAGCCATCTGATATAACTGAATTTTTTGGAGGAGAATGTTAGGATTAGGAGCAAATATGAATTATGTTACACCCTCTAGTGGTGGAGAAAGAGTTCTTATAGCCTCTTACGACTTTAATAGCGATACGGGTACAAACAGTGGATCTTCAGCTTCTACCATCTTCCCTACTGGGTGGGCTAAAGCAGATAGCGAAAACTTTACTCTTTTTGGTAGCACAACAGATTTTGATTTATCAACCAATCAATTCACCAGAGGCTGGATGTTTACTACTAGTAATACAAACTCTGGCGCTACTGGGCCTATAGGAGGTCACGCAGGAGGTCCTGATGCTCTAGATACTGTAATTACATCTGGAGTTTCTAACGAAACATCTAGTCATAGATATCTAGTTAATGAGACGTCTGCACCTATGAATCCTGGTCCATCTGACGACCCAAGGACTAGTATAATCAGAACAGGAGCTCTTGATTTTAGTGCATATGCATCAATAGAGATGACTTTCTGGTTTCATTGTTATGGAGCAACATTTGGATCTGGTGGAGGTTTCGGTATAGCCGCAACAACAAATGCCACATCCGCAAGCAGTGCTGTTGAGGCTGGTAGCGGTTTAGGGTTTACAAGCTTTACAGCAGGGGGAGCAACAATGAATTTTACAGATCTTAGCGGTACGGAAAAATCTTTAGTAAGGATAGGAAGTGAAGGTCAGGTGCAAACAGATGGTCATGCTTCTTTAGACGGAGTAAACAATAGGTGGATAAAAGCAACAGTTGATCTTAGTGCAGCGGCTGGTCAAAGCACCGTATATTTGCACTTTGCTGGTATTGTTAACCCTGCTAATCAGAGTTTTACACAAGATTTTGGTGTAGACAGCATAGCAATCATAGGTACAACATAATGGAAAAATGTAGCAAATGTTCTGACGGTACAATGCAGGACGCAAAATACATCTGCGACACAAACGATTACAGGGTCGTGGATTTAAATAACAATCTCTTATTGAAGGTTGCAGATCACAACATACCCTCTGATGATGACGAGATAGGTAGTAACAGCAACTGTAAATATTGCAGCTGTGGTAACTACTGGAGTTAATGACCTAACTCTCTATAAACTCTTTGTACAAGAAGCCTAGCTTTTTGAGTTAATGCATATCTTACCCTGTAGTTATATTTAGTCTCATCCCTAAATAAATGATCTTCATATGTATTAGAAGGCGTGAGTTTGTCAAAATGTTTGTATATATACCCCTTGTTCGCTAAAGGATATATAAACCTATTCTGCGTGTTGTTTTTATTCATCTCTAGGTCTTCTGACGCAAAGTCTATGGTAAAAAACTGCAAGTCATAACCCCACAGTAAAAACTCTATCTCACTCCATTTTAGATCATTACCGCTTGTTATCTTGCGTTTAACTTGTTTAAGGCGCTTAAGATGGTTTCTTAAGATATATTTCTTATCTTGCAGTGCAAAGTCTCTAAACAGACGTTTCTTTGGAACTCTACTTTTAGGCATTTAAATAAATTTATAATGTAAAGATATGGAAGAACAGGCGTTTTTTCTAGAAATACAAAGATTATCTATGGAAATGGATAGGGTGATTGAGAGATACGACATGAGAGATAGAGTCGTTTCAATCATGGTGACTGGGCTAATAGATAGCAATATATTTGGAGACACAAAACTAAAAGCCATATACAGCTACAGTTTAGAATCATTAGAAGAATTAGAAAATATAGTACAATTTATAAACAATACTTGGCACAGTCCAGATAAGAAATATTATAACGATATAGACGATCTTTTGGACGGGTTAGGTATAGACTTAGAAGATTAAATAAAATGGAAGGACTTATTAGAAAAATTGTGGTCGGAAGAGACCCTAAAGATGCCATGGCTTATTATGTCGGCATGAGAGCTGGAACTGGAAAGGTCAGCACAATAGTACAAGATGAAAGACATTTGTATAAATATGGCACAACAAGGTATTTTGTATATGTTGAAGATGAAGACAGCATACAGACTTTATGGAAAGCCATAGACAATATGCCGTGCATGCTTGAGTTTGATTGTAATTTTTAGCCATGAAGACATTTGATTTGTTTGTCGTTAAGCTTGAAAAAAGGTTTGACGACACGATTAAGACAGACAGCGGTTTAGAGCTGTATGTAGATACCAGGTTTAACGAATTTGAACATCGCGTTACAGAAGGACCTGTTGTGTGCGTTCCGTTTAAATATGACACTGGGGTTGAGGAAGGCGATACGCTTTATTTTCATCACCTAGTAGTCATGGGTGGAGACAACAGTGGACAGATTTTTACAGATGAAGACAATACTTATATAGTAAGATATCACCCTAAGTTTGCTATAAACAATCAAGCAATAGCTTATAAAAGCCAAAAAGATGGCAAGATACGCTGTCTTACAGGCTGGTGTTTGCTGAAACCTGTAGATGAAGAAGAATCAACTCTTAAGTCTGATATCATAGAGGTTGTGGATTATAGTGAAAAACTACCAACCAAAGGTGAGGTAGCCTACCTATGCGAAGAAGGAAAAGAAATGGGGTTAGAACCTGGAGATATAGTAGGATTTAAGGAGAACAGAGATTATCGTTTAACCATAGACGGTCAGGAATATTACCGCACCCGTGCAGAGGATTTGTTAGGAGTATATGTCTAAGTCTAAATTCACAACGGTAGAGGCTGCACAAAGGCTTATGAACAGCATGGAGATTGCTATCAATAATATGATTGATGAAATCAAGAAACCTGTTGATCCAGAAATAAATGGCAGTGCTAGAAAAGCTGAGTTGCAGTCTATAAAACAGACAGCGACAGATGCTAAAGAACTTATCATTGAAAGACAAAGATTAGAGCAGATGATTAAAGACTTACAAACAAATGGAGAGATAGAATCTGCTAAGGATTATAGTGGTGGTTTTGCGGAGAGATTTTCTAAGTAACTTTGTAATATGCGAGTAAAAAGAGATTACAAAAAAGAGTACAAAAAGTTTCAGTCTTCTGATAAGCAAAAGAAAGAGAGAGCAAAGAGAAACAAAAACAGAAGAAAACTAATGTCTGGTGGTCTCGTGTCAAAAGGTGATGGTAAAGATGTACATCACAAAGGCAATAAGCTTACTGTTATGAAATCTTCTAAAAATAGAGGTATGGCTGAAAAGTCTAGACTGAAAGGGTCTAAAAGAAAGTAAATTAAATTGAACGTATTATTATACACTGAAGAGTATGACGAACCTGCTATTAAGATTTGTCCCAATGGTTCGGAAGGTGAGATTATCGAACTCGGTGGGCTACTCATTTGTATTCCCAAAAGGCCGCCTAAGAAACAAATTTTCGGACATCAAAAACCAAAGTCTATGCAGATGTGGGAGAGGGTATCTATGCCTGAGGAATTGTCTCGTGTTAAATCTATGGATGAGTGGGCGGAGATGCCAAGAGAGTTCAGAGAGAAGTTTCGCCCATATATCGAGGAAGAGTTTAGGCGTAGGCGTGAGGGTTTTTGGTTTTATAACAACGGTACACCTACATATATTACGGGGAGGCATTACATGATGCTTCAATGGAGTAAGATGGATATAGGTTATCCTGATTATCTTGAATTTCAACATGAAATATTTTTACACATGGCTGCGTGCGAGTCTGATACTCGTTGTATCGGTCAGCTATATACTAAGTGTCGCCGTTCTGGGTACACTAATATCTGTTCTTCTGTTCTTGTGGACGAAGCTACACAAGTTAAAGACAAACTTTTGGGCATACAGTCAAAGACTGGTAAAGATGCTCAAGAGAACATCTTCATGAAGAAGGTGGTTTACATGTTTAGAAACTACCCATTCTTTTTTAAACCGATACAAGATGGTACAACGAATCCACGTATGGAGTTAGCTTTTCGTGAACCATCAAAGCGTATAACAAAAAACAACAAAACCTCTCAAACTGGCGAGGCATTGAATACTGTTATTAACTGGAAAAACACAACTAATAATGCATATGACGGTGAGAAGCTACACATGTTATATCTAGACGAAGCAGGAAAATGGGAAAAACCTACAGACATAAGAGACGCTTGGAGGATTCAGAGGACTTGTTTGATCGTAGGGCGAAGAATCATAGGAAAGGCGCTCGTGGGAAGCACAGTAAACCCAATGAGCAAAGGAGGAAAAGAATACAAAGAGCTATGGGAGGACTCGAATCCTATGGAGAGGAACGCGAATGGTAGAACAGTTAGTGGACTCTACAGGCTCTTTATACCAGCAGATAAATCATTAGAGGGGTTTTTTGATGAATATGGACAACCAGTAATTGACGATCCAGAAGAACCAATCATGGGTGTTGATGGGGATCTTGTTAACATGGGTGCTAGGCAATATTTAAAAAATGAAAGGAACAGCCTAAAGCATGATCCGTCTGAACTGAACGAGGTAACGAGGCAGTTTCCTTTTACAACTGATGAGGCTTTTAGGGATAGTATAGAAGGTAGCATTTTCAATATAGGTAAGATATATCAACAGATAGAACACAATGAGGAGTTATTTCCTAATCCTGTAGTAAAGGGTAATTTTATATGGAAAGTAAAAGATAAAGAAGTTGTATTTAGCCCTGATGTGAATGGTAGATTTAACGTAGCTTGGATGCCGCCAGAAGATCAAAGAAATGTCACTAAGGTAGACAGAGGTAAAAGGGTACCGCCTTTTTCAGACAGAGGATGCGGTGGAGTAGATAGCTACGATCTAGACGCAACACTTGACGGTCGTGGGTCTAAAGGAGCATTACACCTTTACAATAAATTTCATATACAAAACCCTTCCAACATGTTTGTTGTGGAGTATGCATCAAGACCAGATCTTGCTAAGATATTTTATGAAGATGTTCTAATGGCTGCATTTTTTTATGGTTACCCTCTGTTAATTGAAAACAATAAGTATGGTATCGCAAGGCATTTTGAATCAAGAGGTTATGATGGGTACTTAATGGATAGACCAGAACATCTGAAGGGTAGTACAAAGACAGTTTCTGTAAAAACAAAAGGCATACCTTCTAACTCTCAAGACGTAATACAATCACATGCTCAATCCATAGAGGCCTATATACATGATCACGTTGGCATAAACTATGATACAGGGGATGTAGGTAAGATGTATTTTAATAATACCCTTGAAGATTGGATAGGATTTAAGATAGACAAAAGAACAAAATTTGACTTAACGATTAGCTCAGGACTTGCACTTCTTGCCGCTCAAAAAAGTAAACCTAAAAAGAAAACAGATTTTACTGAGAGTAAGTTCTTTAGGAGATATAAAGTAATCGGTTGATTCACTATATTTGCATAATATGTACGGAGACAAAAATAAAAAATCTACTTTCCCCGATCCGCTAGCAGATCAAGCAACAAAAGAATCCAATGACTATGGGTTGCAGTACGCAAAAGCTATATCCGCTCAGTGGGGTAAGCTGAATGAGAACTCCTCTATTTTTTCAAAAAGAAATAAAATATTTGAAAGAAGTAGAGACTACGCAAATGGAACTCAAGACACAAGCATATATAAACAGCTTTTAAATTCTTTATCTCCAAACAAAGGGGACGGAAGTTTGCTTAATTTAGATTATACTCCAGTACCCATACTACCTAAGTTTGTAAAAATTGTTACAAATAAAATTCTAGCAAGAGACCCTTATCCTAACTTAGAATCAATAGATCCTCTGTCTTCTTCAGAGAAGAATAAAATGAAGGATAAGATAAAGGTGCAGGTAGAAAACAAAAAGCTACTGCAAACTTTAAAAGAAGAAACTGGTGTTGTTTTAGATATGGATCCTGAACAAATACCAGAAACGATTGAGGAGGCAGAGATCTTTATGGACACAAACATAAAGACTGATGCAGAGATTGCAGCTCAAATAGGTACAAATATGACCTTATCTTGGGCCAACTTTAATGATACTACATTCAGAAGAGCTGTAAATGATATGGTTGCTTTAGGTATGGCTGTAGTAAAAAGACAGAACGATCCTAACGAAGGCATTGCTATAGAGTATGTAGATCCTGTATCTTTTGTACATAGCTACACAGAAGACCCTAACTTTTCAGATCTTGTTTATGCTGGTAACGTAAAACGTATACCTATACAAGAGTTAAAAAGAAGGGCTGGAGATCAGTTTACAGAGGAGCAGTATAAGGATCTTGCAAAGCAGGTGAAAAATAAAATGCAGAATGATCCTAGCAAACTTTCTCAAGTTCACTACGACGAAAGAATGCAAAGAAATATGTACGGGTATGACGAGTACATGGTGGATATATTAGACTTTGAATTTATTTCTGTAGACTGCATGTTCTTTGAGGAAAAAGAAAGTAGACACGGGAATACAGGCTTTTTCTATAAAGGTTTTCAATATAAAGAGAAAGCAAATAGCGTTTTTGATAGGACTCCTCACAAAATGGAAATGGCAACACTTTATGGTGGTGTTTACGTTATGGGAACAGACATGATGTTTAATTACGGTAGAGTAAAGAACGTACCAAAAAATATTCATGATATATCTAAGTGCAGACTATCTTATTCTGTTGCTGCAACAAATCTTAGACGCATGATGCCTAAATCTATGGTAGAGAGCTGTACAGGATTTGCTGATATGCTACAACTTACTCATCTTAAAATCCAACAAGCTATTGCTAAAGCAAAGCCAGACGGATTGATTATTGATATAGAAGGTTTAGAAAACGTACAACTAGGAAAGGGCGGTGAGTTGCAGCCATTAGAACTTCATGATATATACGAGCAGACTGGTGTATTCTATTACAGAAGTAAAAACCCTGAAGGAGGTTTTCAAAACCCTCCTGTTAGAGAGATAGGTAATACAATAAGAAACATCAATGAGCTTATTGCTCTTTACAACCATTACCTACAACTAATAAGAGACACTACAGGTATTAATGAAGCTATGGATGCATCAACACCAAAAGGAGATGCTTTGGTTGGTGTTCAACAACAAGCTATTGCTGCTGGAAATAATGCTATATATGACATCACGAATGCATCAATGCTTTTATACAAAAGAGTCTGTCAAGATATTGTTAAGTGTCTACAGGTAATACCTTCAGAGTCAACTCTTTATAACATATACTCAAACGCAATAGGTAAAGAGAATATGAAAGTATTATCTTCATTCAAAGAGTTGTCTATGTACAACTTTGGAGTGCAGGTTGTAAAAGAGATGGAGGACAAGGATAGACAGTTCCTTGAGGCTAACATTCAGATGGCTCTTCAACAGCAGCAGATAGATTTAGAGGATGCCATGGCTGTTAGAGCATTAAAGGATGTAAATCAAGCAGAGAGGCTTCTTATTATTCGCAGAAAGAAGAGAATGGATAAGCAGCAGGAGATGGCGCAACAGAATTCACAACAACAAGCAGAGCAAGCTGCAAATGCTGCACAACAAGCATCTGAACAGCGCATGAAGGAGATGCAGGCAGAAGCTCAAATAGAGCAGCAGAAGATTCAATTAAAAGCTCAGTTAGAAGTTCAGATGGCGCAAATGAGACACGAGTTTAATAAAGAGATAGAAACTATACGAGCTCAAGCTAGTTTAGGATTTAAGGAAGATGATCAGAACTTTAAGCAAAAATTAGAGGTACTAAAAGAAGACAGAAAAGATAACAGGCAAGAAGTACAAGCAGAAAATCAGATGGCTATGATGCAGGCTCAACAACAAACGGATGAACAGCAATTAGGTCCACAAGAAATTATTTAATATGGCTAGAGTAAATTTTGATATAGCAAAAAGATTAGATATCACAACTAGAAAAGGAGATTCTTTTAATTTAAAACTAACTCTTAAAGATTCTAGTGGATCGCCTATAAATTTATTTGGGGCTGATGGTGAATCAAAGTTTTATATGCAGGTTGTAGACTCAGACGGTCGTATAATTTTACACACTATATCTAATTCTACTGGAGGCGGTTCTACCTCTGGATCTCTAGATCCTAATTTTATCAGCCAGCAGCTAACAGTAACCTTGACAGACACTGTATCTACTACAGAGGGTACGGGTATAGTATCAATATCTTCCTCAGCTGAAGATATGAGGCAGGTTGATTCTGGAAGGTATGTTTATGACTTACAGTACGAAGATCCAGGAAATTCTATAGATTCTGCAAACGAAAGAAAAACAATTCTGTTTGGCACATTTACTATTAATAACGACATAACATTAGTAGTGTAATCATGAGCGTTACTATATCTACACCCTCAGGGTCTATAGTTGTTGATCAGCCTTCTAAGGTTGATTTTTCTGTTACATTACCATCTGATATAGTTTGCGATGTCAGCAGAACTTTTGTAAATATTGAAGTTGAAAATTCTATAAATTCAGTAACACAATGAGACATCTATTACTAACTATATTTTTACTACCCTTTTATTTATTTGGTCAGCCAGGCGTTGACAGTATACCGCCTCTTTGTTCTGGTGTTGAAAATCTACAAGGTCAGATTGATTGTTTTCCTTTTGCGCCGAATCAAGGTCAATTACAGGTTATGTGGACTGTGCCTGAGCCTGGATGTAATCCAGTTGGATTCTATAGGGGCGACGACTTAGATGATCTACAGTTTGTACCATACGGTCAGTGGTTTAACGGTAGTTTTTATGGTGGTGTCCCGTCCTCACCTGTGTCAAATGATGAATACTATTTTATAGTAGAGTCTCCTGGTGAAGTTATGGATACACTAATTGTTGAAAACCCTAACTGCGGTATTGGGTGTTTAGATTCTTTAGCAACAAACTATAATCCTTTTGCTGGTATAGAGAGTGAGTTTGGAGAGTCTTGTCAGTATGGTGAGGTATCAGAGTGCGGTAATATATTTACCCAAAAAGTCTATGTAAGTATAACTGCAGATACATATTCTCAGTGGGAAACGAGCTGGGAGATAGTTACAACAGATAGTATACCAGTTGTTCTTGCTAGTGAAGACATAGGTTTTTATCAGACAGAGGGACTTACTGTAACAACAGAATACTGTATACCACTTGGAGTTGAGTTTACTTTTAATATATATGACACGTTTGGAGATGGGCTTGCAGGATCTACAACAGGAGGATTTACTGATGGTGACGTTCTTGTATATACAGAGTGTGGTAACACTATATATAGCATACTACCTTTTGAAGGTCAGAATCCTGACTACGGGTATGAGGCTATCAGTGAAGCTAATTTACTGAACCCATGCCCTCCAGACAATCCGCCTTTTGGATGCTTAGACCCAAACTACTTAGAGTTTAACTCTCTTGCTACAAACAACGATTCTAATCTATGCGTAACTCCTGTCATTCCAGGATGTCTTAATGAAAACGCATTTAATTACGATCCAGAAGCAAATATCATGGATTACATTCCTGAGTGTGAGTACACCCTTATGTTATTTGATGGAGGCGGAGACGGCTGGGATGGATCTTATCTAGGAGTTGTTCAGGATGGAGAACCTATTGGTGCATTCACCTGTACAGAAGAACAAGCCTTCTATGATATAACAGTAAACTCTCAAACACACGTTGAGTTTAAGTTTTACGAAGTTGAGTTTGGTAGCTTTTTTGGTGAGGGTGGTACAAGCACTGATGTATCACAATGTGGGTTTAAACTGATAAGTCCTAATGGTAATATAGTCTTTGAAAAGGGAACTAATCCTTGGTTGGACCCTATAGATCCTGACGAAGTATATACCCCTTACTTAAGATGCGGTAACTACTGCGAGCCTTACACATACGGATGCACAGACGAAGATGCACAGAACTATGACTCTGATGTTAATACAGAGGATGGTAGCTGTTATTATCAAGCTGGCTGTGCGCAAGCTGGTTATTTAGAGTATTACACTCAAGGCTATGAAGCCGACTATGATGATGGTAGCTGTGAAACAATAGCTGTCTTTGGTTGCATGGATGAGGATGCGTTTAACTACAACGAAGAAGCAAATGTTGACAATGAGGGTTGCGTTCCTGTTGTGCTAGGATGTATGAA